TAAAATATAAATATAATATAAGTAGGTACATTATGGGAAATACTCATAATGTACAAAAAGTTAATTTTGAAGATATACAATGTGCAATAAAAAATCCAGATAAATATATATTAATTAATACATTACCAATTCATGAACAACAATGTTTATTACCGAGTACAATTAATGTAGAAAAAGAAGAGGCCATAATAAATTCATTTATTCGAAATAAACATATAATAGGACAGAAACAAATTATAATATACGGCAAAAACAACAATGATATCACTATTTTTAACAAATACAAACAATTAGTTAAATTAGGGTTTTTTTCAGTTTTTATTTATATTGGTGGTATGTTTGAATGGTTATTATTAGCAGATATTTATGGTAATGATTTGTTTCCAACTACAAAACGTGAATTGGACATTTTAAAATTTAAGCCGTCCAAGGGATTAAATATTCAATTATTAGAATATTAGTATCGCGGGGTTTTATTATCTCTCCATAATACATAGACATTTGAATATATTTGAGCATGTATAAACTACTTATAACTGCAATAGTGTTTGTAATAATCGATGGTATCTTTTTGACAATGATGAAACCATATTTCGAGAATCAGGTTATAGCTGTTCAAGGTTCAGCACTAAAGGCTAACATTACAGCAACACTCCTATGTTATGTTTTCTTGATTTTTGGAATTTATTACTTTATTATACAACCAAACAAATCAGTACAAGATGCATTCCTATTTGGTATTGTAGTTTATGCTGTCTATGAAACGACATCTCGTGCTCTTTTAACAAAATGGAAATGGACTACTGTATTTATAGATACTTTATGGGGTGGTATATTATTTGCATTGACCGCCTGGATAATGAAGAAGATGGTCAAACTACTAGGGTTAAAATAACAGTTGAGACTAATTAAAAATCAAATAATACAAATGATATCCGAAACTTGCAAAGGCCAACATGAGTATAATTTCAAAGAATTTACGAGGTGTTTGTTCTTTTTTGTATCCAATATAAATCAACAAAGGACCAACAATAAATATATGAATATAATTGATCCATGCGTCTTTTTTAAAGAGCGATTTATAAATATGATAAAGAATAATAACTATTCCGAGACCAATCAATATTGGATATATAAATTTTGGCAACTTTGTTTGCATGATTCCAATGTATAAAAATAACCCACTCACTATAATAATATGAAATAGATGAACCCAAGCAGTTTTTTCCATTTTATATTATATAGTGATTATATTTTTTTCGTTTTTGTTTTTGTTTTTCTTTTTATTTTTTTATGTTTGAGTTGTTTCGATGTTTTGCGTTTCGATCTTTTGCGTTTGTTAGTTCCACCATTAATGGCATAAACAGTACCGTTTCCATTTAAGTTAATTGTGTTGTTGTTTGCACTATTTGCAGTGTTTGAATCACTAATCGTATCATTTATCTTACTATATAATTTTGACCCAAGGTCGGACATTATAGACGTGGTTTTGTTAAAAATATCACCCATTGTCATAACATTGGATGAATTCCTTATTACATTCAAAATCTTGTCACTATTTTTTTTACTATAACCTAGTTTCATCATCATATCGTCAAATTTATCATAATTACTAGTGATTGCAATATTTCTTATATAAGTTGATGATAATCTTTCCACATTTTCATTAAATGAAATTTCTGTAAAAATAATATTCGAGTTTAAATTTGTTTTAATTGTTGTTATTATTTTGTTGTCGGTTTCAGTTTTGATATTATTTTGTTTTGTATCTATTATATCATAATCATCGTTCAATAAAATAAATGAATATTTCCCTTTGATGTTTTTTTTAGCTTCTTGTTTTTTGGGAAAGTAATATGTCTCATATAACAATACATCCAATACCTTTGTCAAATCATTATCATTAAAATAAATTAAATTGACATATAAATCTTCAATGTGTTTTTTTTCCATTCTATAACGTGTTACTAGACGTGCCTTTGCATTTTTTGTAATGTTGTCAATAACAACAGCATTTTTATTATCGTTTTTGGAAATATTATATAAACCTATGTTTATCTGTTTCAAATTGGATAATACTGCAATTTCCATTTGTTTTTCAATATTCATACTATTATTTTCAATCGATGAATTTGTGTAATAAATATAAAAAAGAATTGTATTGTCTATATTTCCGGGTTGTGTGACGTTTGTTTTTGACTCATTGTTATTTATCATAAAAATGAGTATATATTATTTTTATAAACTGCTTGTTATAATATGTTTATAAAATAAATCTTTCAATTTCTAAAATCCATTGGTTAATTTGATCTTTATTTTCAAAAATATCCACATTACCATTTAATTCTAATAATTTACTCTTTTCTGTTTTATCCTCTAAAACTGTAATCATATTATTATGATACATATGACAGTTCTCTAAATAGGATAATGGTATGGAACTCTCTCCATTTCTTGAACGCAATATAATTCGTTTATTGCAAATATCTGGATTCGTTTTAACATAAATAGCTCCTTCAATTGGTAATTCACATGCAAATGTATCAAACCATTTATTGTAAATTTTATAACAAACGTCTTCTATTTTACCAGAATCATACAACATTTTTGCAAAAACATACTTGTCTGTATATAAGCAACGTTCGCTTATGATAATAGTATCTGGCTCTGGATTGTTTTTGATAGCTTCTTTTAATAGTGCTAATCTTGAAATATAAGCCATCATTTGAAATGGAAATGAATATTTATCTTGATCATTGTAGAATTTTTCCAACATGGTGATTCCATTTGTATCTTGAATTGCTTCCCATTCATCTACTGGTTCTTTTACAAATATTATTTTTCTTGGGTTTGTCTTTTCTTCCGGGTTTTTTGTTGGATTGTCAAAATGACTGCGTAAATTTGACAATAAAGTGGATTTACCTGAACCAATATTTCCTTCGATGCTATAGATAAGTGGCATGTTTTGTTTTACTTTGTTAATTACTTTGTTAATTTCATGATAATATATTATTTTAAATCAATTTTAAAATAAAATTGATATTAAATATAGGCTATATACAACAAATAAACTCTATAATAAAACTGATAGCAAAAATTAATAGCAAAAATTAATAGCATAATAAGTTACCATATCTATCATACAGGCAATCACAAACAATGGATCTAATTCAACGAAAATTAACCAAAGTTGAATGGGATACTACTGAAATTCCTGTATCAGCGACTGAAAAAAAAGTACTAGAATTGATTGATGAAGGTTATGAAAATGTAAATATTAAAATCAATCATTTTAATTCTTTGTTTTCCTTTTTAAAAATAGAATATTCAAAGGAAATGGAGGATTATCTCTATAATAAATATTTTCATGAAAAAATACAAAAACTGAAAAAAACATATGATATGTCATATTTAACACATGGTGTTTCTACTAATATTCAAATAAAAAAAGCGGATATGATTCGATTACAAAATAATAGTATAGATACGATTCAAAATATTGAAATATATGAGACGGTTTTAATAGATCGTTTGGGTAATTTGTTGGATCTATACAAAAAGAAGCATGAAAAATGGATGTCATATTATTTTGTATTGTACAAATTAATTAAAAATTCTGTGTCAAAAATAAACAAACATGTTTTGCAGGTCATACAATCTACATTGGATTTTTACGAAGAAAAAATAAATATTAATAGTATTGTAACAAATGCATATGAATTTATCGAGAGAAATGGGGATTTATTGAAATACAATGATTTATCTTTATACGAACATCAAAAAAAAATATTTGCATTATCGAAAATATCAAAACCAAAGCTATTGTTGTATATTGCACCAACTGGTACTGGTAAAACTTTGACACCTATTGGATTAGCAAAACAGCATAAAATCATCTTTGTTTGTGCTGCTAGACACGTTGGTTTGGCATTGGCTAGATCAGCAATTTCTATCAATAAAAAAATTGCATTCGCATTTGGGTGCAATGATGCCTCGGACATTCGATTGCATTATTTCTCAGCAAAAGAATATACAAAAAACACAAGATCAGGTGGAATATGGAAAGTAGATAATAGTGTTGGTGATAAGGTTGAAATTATTATTTCAGATATTAAATCTTATTTACCGGCAATGTATTATATGTTATCATTTAACACACGTGAAGATATTATCACTTATTGGGATGAACCGACTATTACTATGGATTATGAAAATCATGAATTTCATGATATTATTCAAAAAAATTGGAGTGAAAATTTGATTCCAAACATGATACTATCATCTGCTACATTACCAAAAGAAGATGAATTGGTATCCACAATTAGTGATTTTAAAATGAAATTTCCTGGTGCATTTATAGAAAGTATTATTAGTCATGATTGCATAAAATCAATACCTTTAATTAATAAAAATGGTTATGTAGTTTTACCTCATAATTTATACGAGGAATACGATGATGTTGTTAGCGTAGTAAAACATTGTGAAAATTATCCGACGTTATTGAGATATTTTGATTTAAAGGAAGTATGTCAATTTATTAAATATGTAAATGATTTGGATTTTATACAAAATAGTTATAAAATCAATAGAAGATTTGGTTCTTTGGATGATATTACTATGCAATCCATCAAACAATATTATCTAAAAACACTAGGAAATATCAAACCTGGTACATGGGGTAGCATTTATATATATTTAAAAAGTACGAGTTCGAAAAGAATTTTACCAAATAACCATATTGATGAAAAGGGTAATAAATTTAAAAAGAGCACTAGCATTGGTCCTGGGGTTACACAAATGCAAAGAGAAAATTTTACTGTTTTGACTAGAATTAATAGTGAGATGATTCCACCCAATACGCAAAACATGAACATTGGTAGTAGTAGTAATGGCAATGGTAATGGTAATGGTAATGGTAATGGTAATGGTAATGGTAATGGTAGCGATCTAGGAAACAGCGCTATTTATATAACTACAAAAGATGCATATACATTAACAGATGGTCCTACCATATTTCTTGCAAATGACGTAGAAAAAGTAGCAAAATTTTATATACAACAATCTCACATTCCTTCAAAAATAATGGAAACAATCTTAGAAACGATTCAATATAATAACACCATCAATGAAAAAATTGGTAGATTAGAAAAGGATATGGAAGATATGTTGAGTAAAACAGACAAAAATGACCAGGAGGATGATAGTAAGGGTAAAAAATCAAAAAATAAAAACAATGATAAAAATGATAGAGAAATGGAAAACAATGTAAAAATAAGAAATATAAGACAAGAATTGGAAATGTTATATTCCATGGTGAAAGTAGTTAATTTTAATGAAACATTTGTTCCTAATAAACCTTCACATTTATCAAAATGGGCAGAAGAAATGGATAATAAACGCGCATTTACTAGTAATATCGATAATGATATTATTGAAAAAATCATGCTTTTAAACAATGTTTCTGATAATTGGAAGATTTTACTGTTGATGGGTATTGGTGTTTTTGTAAATCATGAAAATATGAACAATGACTATGTAGAAATTATGAAGAATTTGGCGGATAAACAAATGTTGTACCTAATAATAGCATCCAGTGATTATATTTATGGGACAAACTATCAGTTTTGTCATGGTTATTTAAGTAAAGATATGAAATTGACACAGGAAAAAATTATACAAGCATTGGGACGAATTGGTAGGAATAATATACAACAAGATTATACTATTCGTTTCAGAGATAACGAACAAATAATAAAATTGTTCAGTGCTGAAATAGAAAAACCAGAAATAAAAAATATGAATAAATTGTTTTGTAGTTTGTAGTTTGTAGGATTTTTAGGTTTATATGTTTGTAGGTTTTGGTTGTATATATTTTTTTTATAAAAACACTAATAATAATATAACTATAATAACAACGGCTAGACATATCATAAATGTTTGTTTTTTTTCACGTTGATAAGCTGGGGTGTTCATGTCTGTATTTGTATTAAATATCATTTTATATTTGTTAAATTGTTATATAATTGCAATATTTCTATATAAAATCAATTTTATTAAAAAAATATTTCTCTATATTAGTATCGAACGAAAATGAAAATGAAAATGAAAAATAGAAAATTATTTAATATTGATTATAAAAAAAATACTAGTGTATATTTGACAATATTAGTTTTATTAATATTAATATTTTTTTTAAATTTTTATTTTTTAATATTTTTTTTTAAAAATTTATTTGGTAAAGATTTTCCAATTAAAGAACATGATGAATTAAACAAATTTCATGATAATCCTACAAATTTTATTGATGATATGTACTATTCGTATTGCAATCGTTGTTTAGAAAAATTAAATAAGCAGTATGATGGAATGCCAAAACAAAATAATACTTATGTTCTACCGAATATTCATGCAGATCAAATGTATCTAATTCAAGAATATACAAATAATTATAGAACACCATTAGTAATAAAAGGACTTATTAAAGATTTTCCTTGTGTTAAAAAATGGGATATTGAATATTTAAAAAAAAATTGTGGTCAATATTCTGTTATGGGATTTACAAAATCGGATAATAAAGAATGGTTAAATAATCAATTTGACAATATTAAAATTTTAGAAAACGTTAGATTTTCAAATGCATGTGATATGATTAAAAATGGAGAACTCATTTATATAAATAATTTCCATAGTATTTTTATTGATTGTAAAGTTTTGCAAAAAGATTTGGATTTAAAAAAACTAAACGAGATGACACCTTTAGAATATACAGGAACGAGTCAATTATTTTTTGGTGCTAAAGGTACAGGTACAACATTACATTGTGCTGCTAAATCGAATATATTTTATAATATCAAAGGTAAAAAAAAATGGACATTTATTGACCCGAAGTATTCAGAATATTTATCACCCGTTTTGAGTAATAATGGATTTTTTGTAGTATCTAAGCTGAATTATTTTAAGGATAAATCTATATTAAGAAATATTCCAAAGTATGAATATACGTTGGAAGAAGGCGATTTATTATTCAATCCTTCTTGGTGGTGGCATTGTGTTGAAAATATGTCTGAATACACAATTGGTGTAGCAAACCGAAGCGATTTGGGTTTTAAATGGTATGATAATAATAATAATATTTTTACAATTAATTCTATTTTGACAAGGCCTTATCAAATTTATAAAATGATTACTGAAATGGAACGAGTAGATGTAGATATAACAGGGAAACCTTTGTAAACTATACATACTTATCCAATAAATACACTACACAATTAAACATAAATAAATAAAATAAGTATAGACAAAAAATATGATGAATCAATTCAGATATTGTGTAATTATATACTTTTTTAAATATTATTAAAAGTGTTACAATAGAAGGAGCAATTATTCCAATAGTTATGAATCGCATCCTTTTTGACAATTTAAATTGTTTTGCTATAAATAACGATAAAACATTAAAAAATCCTAACACTAGTGGTGCATAATATGTATATAAAGTATAATCAATGTTTGATTTCAAGGGATTAAATTTGGAAACAATATAGAAAAAAGGGATTATTACAAAAAAACAAGACCCTATTACAAATGCGCGTAAATATTCATTCTGCATTTAAGTTATTATATATATAGATTTGACTTTATATATAATATATATTTTATTGTAGATATTACAAATGGAATATGTTTTTATTATTTACAATATTCCTCCGCGTAACCGTAAAACTAAATGTAGAGTAGATTCTTTTTGAATATTATAATCGGATAATGTACGACCATCTTCTAGTTGTTTTCCAGCAAAAATGAGTCGTTGTTGATCACATGGGACGCCTTCCTTAGATTGAATTTTTTCTTTAACGTTTTCGATTGTATCCGTTGGTTCTACTTCTAATGTAATAGTTTTTCCTGTGAGTGTCTTGACGAATATTTGCATTTATGTTGGTTTGGTAGTGTCTAGTGTTGTATAGTGTTATGTATATACATATTATCAATAAAAAGTTTTTATATATTTATATCTAAATATATAAAAATGGTTGGTTATAAAGCCCTCTCCGAGAATTGAACTCGGGACCTCCAGTTTACAAGACTGGTGCTCTACGACTAAGCTAAGAGGGCGCGATCACTGTGTGATATATTATTATAATATTGTTTTTTTTATTTTTTTACGCGTGGGGTGGGGTGAATATTGCTAATTTTTCTCCTAATTCTTTTTAAGTTAAAAATGTTACATGATGTGTGCCATCAAGGGTGTCAATAGTATTGACTACCTTTTCACTTTTATCAAAATTTTGAATATGAGCCTTTATGTTACTCATTTATAATATTTATGCTATATCATTAGCTCGAAACAATTATTATTGATATTGTATTACTTTTTATTGTTTTCATAAACCTTTTCTCGTAAAAAAACATAATATTCATATCGGTCCTTAGATAATTCAGTTTCATATACTTTACAATTACCAGTAGCGATAGTTTCAGTTATCTTTTTATCTATTCCTGAATTAGGATTTTTTTGAATAATGGTATTATAAATTTTTATTGTAGGCCATTTTTCTAAAACCTTTTCAAAAATAAAAATAACTTCTTCGCCTGTTACAGCTCTCTTTGTTGTACGTTTTCGCTCTCTCCTTTCTCGTTTCATTTTAATAAATTCATTTTTGTATTTGTTATTATTATCTTTTTTTTGCATTTCATTATCCATTCATATATTATTTACATGTTTTTATATTTTTCTAATAAAGAAAGGTAATATTCATATATATTTTTGGATGTTTCTGATTCATAAATTATTGTTTTATTATTCTGTAAATTTCTTTTGATGTTTTTTATAATATCAATTGTAATAGTGATAGGGATATTATTTTTATTTCTCTCTTCTATTAAACAATCTAATATTTGTGTGGGTTTCCATTTTTCAATATATTTTTCTAATACAAATATGATTTCATCTACATGAATTTTTCGTTTTGATAAATTAACTTCTTCTCTGGATAATTTTTTATTATTGTCTTTTTCTTCATTTCTACATACTAAATCTCCATTTTTAATTCTGGTTACGGTGTGTCTAAGTAACGAGAGTAATTCTTGAATTTCTATATTTTTATAACCTTTTTCTATTAATTCTCTAACTTTTACTATCATTTCATCGCTAATTCCTCCTTTTTTATCTCTTATTGAACATGACATTTTTTTCTTAGTTTCTTTTGAAAATGATTTACCATAATTATGATTTCCATCACCTTTCATTTTTTCAGATTTTTCTTTATATAGTTGTTTGTTAAGAATTTCTCTACAAAAATGTGCTTTTATATTTCTCATTTTTAATGTTTCTAAATAACCTTCTTTACCCGTTTCATTTTGATTTAAATCGTTAAAAACTTCTATTTTATGTTTTTCTTCGTTACAAATTTTATACATGTCTTTTTTTACAATATCATCATTTGTGGTTAAAAATACCTCAAATGCTTCACATTGATTATATTTTACAATTAAGTGTTTTTTTACTAATTGAATAAATTTTAAACAATGCGATTTTTTATAAATTTTATATTTATGTTTACTTATTTTACCAAAACCTAAAAATTTTTGTATTTCATTTAATAATAAAGGATGATTTTTTTGACTTATCGTTATATTCCAATCATCCAAATCATTATAAATAAAGAAACATCCTTCTGCGTCGAATAGCCCTGAAATATATTCAATATTTAATCGTGAAATGTTTGACTCATCAAAATTATATTTTATATTATTGTATTCAGAACATTTGATGTGTAAAATATCTTTTTCTTCATTTTTATTTTTCAAATTTGCTAATTTATTAAATTCATATAAACATTGATATTGGTGTTCTTTTATAATAAAACTTTCTCTCAAATAATCCATTAATATTTGATATTCATTGTTACGAATCAATAAATTGTATTGATTTCTTACATTATATTTGTGATAATAATCATCATCATTCATCATATTTATAGTTTTATCATTTCTATTTGATGAAGAAGTAATACTTCCACCAAAATGATATCGCATAACCTGCAATATGTTTGTTCTACATTGTGTAATTGTAAATCCTGATTGATAACCATCAGTTATTTTCCTTATAAAAATACATCCATCACCATCTATAAAACCAGCAATGTAAGATGGGTGTGGTGGATTTTTATTGAAACGGTCTAAATGTTTTTGATTATCTATTTCCATTGTATATTGTTATATATACACTTTTATTTAAGTTGTTTTCAATTTTAATATTATAAAATTTTATAATATTAATTTTTATTATTTATTATGGTATTAATTTTTATAAAATAAAAAATATAATAACACGATATAGAGTATTTAGTTACTATATGCGAGGCCGCCCCATAAGCATATAGTTTTATTAATTTTCATTAATAAATTGGACTATCCCTTAAGTCTTCATTGAAAGTTGCTAACTTTCTCTGACCCATTCCATTATAGTCTCTGAACCTTCTCCATGTGCTTGCATTTGCGCATTTAGGAGCTTGGCTGCGGATTGTCCAATCCTTTTCGTTGTTACTGTGCCCTAGGTCATTACCCCGGGTATTCATTATATTTTCACATAATGAAGTAGTAGAAAAGGCTCTAAGGATGTTCCTGCATTTTAGAAATGTCGCCTTCACTTGACAAATTAGTCAAACGAAGACTAGCTGGTTATATGATGTGAAATCCTGTTTTTCACATATCTGCTTTACACTGTTTATCCATATTAGGAAGCAAATATCTAATATGGCAGCCAACTGTTCGGCACAGACGGATAATACATTTTGTACTATTGTATATTGTTGTATATACGATTTAATGCCTGACATAATTCTTAGAACGTTATAGTTTGTAGCATAAACACGGACCTTAGCAGTCTTGGTACCTTCAACAGTGGCATTAGATAAGACCAATTGTAGTGTGGCATTATCAATTCTGGAGAAGTTGCACGTGCCTGAGGGCTGATGTTCTTCAGGCCTCAACGCAAAACTGTAAACATTGATACCTTCATCAGGGTTTCTGGTGTGTGATTGGTATGGTTGGACCAATGAGAAGTATGATCCTTCACGCTCAGAGAAACGATCTTGGCCGTTAAGTTGAAGCTTAGCGGTGACGACTGGATTTTGACCCCAACAATGCATGTCAAGGGATGTCTCTGTAAGAACGAATGTACCAGCATCAGAAACAGTTGATCCACCGATGTGGTTAGGATCAAGATCTTGGACAGCTGTTAAACTGGCTAATGAGTTGGCAGCAGCAGCAGCAGCGGCAGCAGCAGCATTTAATGGAACACGTTCGCCACCAAGGTTTGGCTCATTGTATGGGTTTGATGGACCGTGCCAGTAGCCGGAGAAGCCATCAGGGATGTAAGCATCCATGGCACCAGCGTCTTGGAATAGACCACGAGCATCAATGAAACCAGTTTGGTTACCGACTTCAGTTGGGCCACCAAAAGCATGGACAGCGTTTGGAAGAGCATCAACAGCATCAGTGTAGTTGAATGGTTGAGCACCAAGAACCTTGAATAGAAGAGCATCACATACAAGGGATGAACAGTAATCAACGTTTTGATCAGGTTGAACAACCCAGATTAATTCCTTAACAGGGTGGTTGAAGTTAAGCTTGATCTTGTTGGATGATGAACCGACTGATTCATCACCAGTGAATTGAAGCTGTGTGATAAGGTACTCGTGAGGGTTTTGTGCCATTCTTCTACGTTCATCAGTATCAAGGAATACGTAATCAACGTAAAGGGAAGCAGCAACAATAGATTGATTGTATGCAATGGTAGCTGGGACTGGACGACCAGGAGCATATTGAGTAGCAGCAGTTGGAGGGGTGCCAGGAGTAGCACATGAAAGGGTTGTAACAGCCCATAAACATTCATCAATAGGACGAATATCTAAGTTAATTTTAACTTCGTGATATTGGAGAGCGATTAAAGGAAGAGCTAAACCAGGATTGGTACAGAACCAAAATTGAAGTGGAATGTACAGAGTTGTTTCTGGAAGAGCGTTTCTTGGAGCACAAACTTGACGTGGTGCTAATGAGTCACAAGGACCATCAACATCAGCGAAGGATGGATCAGTGATGAATGTAAGTTGAGTGGTATTACCAACCATTTGGAAATAACCACGTTGTTGTTCAGCTGACATGGTTAGTTGATTCCAGATGTGCATCCAGTCACCATATTGACGATCAATTCTTTGACCACCAATTTCGACTTCAACTTGAGCGACAAGTTGTTCGCCTGGGAAATCTAACCAACGGGCATAGACACCAGTACCTTCACCAGCAATGTAGGCACCAACACCCATAAGTTGGTTAATTTCAGGAAGTGTTACTTGTAAATAGGTACGGTAAGCAAGATCACCGTTTCTACTAATAACACATTGGACACGACGACCGAAATCGGCTTGACCGTTGAATGTTTGTTCAATTGATTCAATAGCAAAGTTTGTGTAACGTCTGTATGTTACTTTCCAGAAAGTGATTTGTGGATTACCTGTAAGATAGACATCTTGGGCGCCGTAGGCGACTAGTTGCATTAGACCTCCTCCCATTTTTATACTATTCCTAAAGAAAAAAAAATTATGGAATTTAAATTAATTAATTTAATTATTATTTGTTGTCAAAAAAAAAATATTTATATAATTTTATGTAAATAAAAAAATATTGTTATGACACATGCATATAAAATATACTTACATCATAACATTTATGTTAAACATATTGAAATTGCTTAATAGTATGTTATTTCAACATATAAACGCAATATACTACAATATACAATAATATTATTTTTAAACAAATATGAATTAAATAATACGCTACAATATCTATTATATTTTATTTTGTAATCCTGTATTTATTTCAAAATGCCATCATTTAAGCCTAAACTAGAAAAAAAAATATTCATAGATAAAAAAATATCAACAACATTGGATGGAAAACATAGTGAGTTTGTAGATCAATTTCAATATGATGAAGAAAATACAATACCTGAACTTAAAAAAGAAAAATTAAAATTACATGAAACATTATTATATTTACAAAAAAACAGTGATTCAGGTTTGTCCATTGAAGAAATAATGGATATAAAGGATAAAATTAAAGAAATTCAAAATGACATTAAAAGAATTAAAGAAAAAAGGAAGAAATATTATTTGGATAATTCAAAATATATTTTTGATTATTTTGAAAATAAAAAAAGTATATCCAACGATGTTTTTGTTGCCGATAGTGTAAGCGGGACAGATGAAATTAATAACTCTAAAAAAAATAATATTGGATTAATAACAACAGAAAAAACAAAAAAATTAGCCAGTTTCTTTAAATTAAAGGATAATCACAATATTACAATTGAAAACAAAAACAACAACATTGTAAAAAAATACTTGAGTAATATAGATGATTCATTTATCGATGTCAATCATTTTGTAAATAATTCGGATATTTGTAAATTTTGTTATAAAGGTGAGCTAATACCTCTTGATGATGAAGGTATTTTAATATGTAATGTTTGTTTTAAAAATGTTCCTTATTTAATAGAAAATGAGAAACCGTCTTATAAAGAACCTCCTAAAGAAGTTTGTTTTTATGCATACAAAAGAATCAATCATTTTAAAGAAATTATTGCACAATTTCAAGGGAAAGAAACTACACAAATTCCACCTGAAGTCATTGAAAATATTAAACATCAAATTAAAAAAGAACGCATTAAGGTAACACAAATTACCAATTCAAAAACAAAAGAGATTTTAAAAAAACTAGGCTATAATAAATACTATGAACATATACCTTTTATAAAAGACAAATTAGGAATCAAACCACCAGTTATGTCACCCGAATTAGAAGATAAGTTGTTCAATTTGTTTATGGAATTACAGGCACCTTATTCTAAATTTTGCCCTGATGATCGAGTTAATTTTTTAAATTACTATTATACTGCGTACAAACTTTGTGAATTATTAAAAGAAAATCAATACTTGGAACATTTCCCAATGTTGAAGGATCGAGAGAAAAGAATTGAACAGGATAATATTTGGAAAAAAATATGTGAAGAATTGGATTGGGAGTTTATACCTACAATTTAGTGTTTGATTTGGTTTGGTTGTTTTTTATTATAGTTCAGTTTTATTTTTCTTTTTATCATAAATCCAAATGTCATATTTATATCCTAACATTTCTGCAGCCATTTTCTTTTCTAATACGTTATTTTTTTCTTGATTTGTCCATGTTGATTTTACTTCTACACATCGATTTTGTGATTTGATATAAATATCAACATAATGTCTATGTTTCTTGTTGTTTATGTCATTATACCAAATTTCAGGCACTAGTTTTCTATCAGTAATTATATCGTCTTCATCTATTTTTTCAATAAACAAAAGCTCGTCTAGTGCAAAATTTTCATAACCTTGATATGTTGTTACCTTTCCAGATGGCAAAGTATAATTCTTTTTATTATATGAAGACTGTAACATGTATTCAGCTATTTCTGCATTTTGTGAATGGTGTGAAACTCCATATTTCTCTAAATTGGTTTGTATTATTTTTTTCTTGATATCTATATTGTTTAATGGATACTTACTACCATATTTTATCATATTAGTTGCATAAGTTTTATTCTTTATTTCAATATTTTGTTGTGGATTTTCGACTCCATATTTTTGTAAATTAGTATGTTTTATTTTATCTCGTATTTCAGGAGATTGTAAAGTATATGCAGTCCCATATTTTTCAATACTTTTCTCACGTTTTTGTTGTTTTATACTTTCTAATTGAGAATTATGTTCTACACCATATTGATTTATCATAGTTTGTTTTTGTTTATTTTTAAAAATTTGAAATTTCATAACATTATCAACATCATATTTTTTCATGTTTGTTTCTAAAACTTTTGTCTTACCATTTTCTTTACTGCAAAAATCACAATATCCATTTATTTTTAATAGTTGCCTAAATGGTTTACTAAAAATATTTTCACAATTACAATTTTTACAAATTCCTTCAATTATAGTATCTCTATTTACTAATTTATTTGAATAATCATCTGTTAGTAATATATTATTTTCATTACAAAAATTATCTAATACATTTATATCATAATTAACTTTCGAATTATGTATTTTAACACTTGATATTTTACTCATACAACTACCACAATATGCACCCGTTTTTACCAGTTGTCTAAAATTTTTGCGGAATGTACTTTTACATTCATCAAAAATACATTTTCCTTCAATATAACTTTCTCGTTTCACATTATCATATGTTTGTAATAAAGTTATGTTGTTGTTTTTGCAATAGTCAATAAGATTTTCACTGTTAAATCGCATTTTTATTATGTTATGTTGTTACTATACGTTTATATTAATTTTATAAAATCAATTTTATTAGATTTTATAAAAATATATTATAATCCCTTACCATATATGCAGTTATAATCCCCCAGGAAACCCGACTAAATTACTTCCAATTCCAAAACCAGCACCTGTCCTAGCAGTAACTCCAATAACTGGGACATATGTATCTAGGATACTAAATGTGGCTGCAGCAGTTAAAGCAATCATAAGAATTTCTTCAATGTTTAATGAACGTTTTGGGATGGCATAGGCTGCAATAGCAACCATAAAACCTTCAACAAGGTATTTTATAATACGTTTAATTAATTCGTTGACGTCAAACATGTTGTTATGCATTTATATTAATTAATTAGAAAAAAAATAAATGATATTTAAAATATTATTAATAAAATAAAACTTAAACATATTAAACATATTAATATTATTAATATAGATCATGGTAAAAACAACAACATCTTCAACAACAAAACAGACAAAGTCAAAAAAAACAAATGTTGCAGAGAATAAAGAACCATCATTTGAGAGAAAACTAAATAGCGACGGTTCTGTAAATCCTAAATATGTAGATTTATTAGAAGAGGACAAGCCAATTGCAGGACAAAAATTCGTGTGTGTTTCTTTTGTTTCTCCTGAAAAAATTTTAAAACAAAAAGATGCCTTTTTCTTTGAAGAATTCCTAAAGAAATGGGAAATCAATAAATCGATGGAAAAATTTTCGCAATTTTTGAATTTTCTCTCATTCAAATACAATCTTCTTTTTGATGATGTTATGAAAGACTTTGAAGAATTTGTTAAGGAAGAAAAAGTGGCATTAACTCAATATACAATTGATGACGATTATAAGACATTTTTAGATAAGAATGAAGATGATTTGGAAAAATTATTTGGTATTAAATATAATTTTCAAACTGCTACTCGTGGATTAAAAGTACGAGGTATATACCCTTCCATGGAAGAAGCAGAGTTAAGGTGCAAAATGTTGAGAGAAGTTGATCCAAACCATGATGTATTTGTCGGACCAGTAGGTATGTGGATGCCATGGGATCCTGAGGCATATAAGACCGGTCGTGTTGAATATATGGAGGAGGAACTCAACAAACTCATGAGCGAAAAAGTGAAAAATGAAACAAATGCCAAGACTGCATTTGAACAACGATTGAAAGAGACGAAACAGAAAGCTATCGAAGAAAATATTAAAAAGGCTGAAAAATCAGGTAATGCATTAACGCAAACAATTGATGACGAGGGTAATTTAGTAGGTATTGCTAATATGAATACTCAAGAGAGTGTTTTAGTAGAAAAGGCAGAAAAAGAGGAAATTTCTGTTTCTGATATCAGAAGTGAATTATTTGAAAGTGAAAATGTTGTTATTGGAAAATCGGACAACGGTCAAAGTTTATTGGTAAGTGGTCCTTTTGCAAATAAATAAATTCGATAAATAAATTCGATAAACAAATTCGATAAACAAATTCGATAAACAAATTCGATAAATAAATATTAAAAATATATTTATTTATTGTATATACCCAAAATGACAATTGTAAATGGAATAGAAATAGATAATATTCACTATAAACAAAATGATATTAAACATGCTATTAAAAACAATGATCCTATTGAAGAAAAATTAAATGTTATTATAGTGGTATCCAACCCGTGTTTGTACGCACGTAGATATCGTCTTTTGAACGAGTTTGTCAATCGTTTTGAAAATGAGGAAGAACATGTAAATCTTTTTATTGTCGAAATGGTATATGGTAACCAACGATACTATGTAACCAAAAAAAATAATCGCAATCACTTACAAATAAGAACACAAACACCTTTATGGCATAAAGAAAACATGGTTAATTTAGCAGTAAAACATTTGTTGCCTAAAAATTATAAAGCTTTTGCATGGATCGATGCGGATGTCGAATTTGATAGTTCTACATGGGCATTGGATACATTGAAGATTCTTAATGGTTGCAAAGATGTAGTTCAAATTTTTAGTCATTGTGTCGATATGGCGAGAGACGAATCTTCCTTAAATATATTCAATAGTTTTGGATACAGTTTTTCAAAAAATAAAAAATACATTACAAAACACATGGATTTCTGGCATCCAGGGTATGCATGGGCAATGACACGAAGAGCATATGAATCTATTGGAGGAATATACGACAAAGGTGTTTTGGGTTCAGGTGATAAAATATTTGCTCTTTCTTTAATTAACAAATCGGAAAAAATGAATCACGATAATTATCATGAAGATTATAACAATAGTATGACTGAGTATCAGAAAAAAGCCAAATTATTACGTTTGGGATATGTACCAGGTGTGATAAGACATTATTTTCACGGATCTAAAAAGAATAGACAATATGTAGAGAGATGGCAAATATTGATGAATCATCGTTTCTCTCCAGAACAGGATATTGTATATGATGATTTTGGTGTTTTGGTACCTACTGAAAAGATGAGTGAAGAGTTTAAGGCGGATATAATGAATTATTTTGTGGAGAGAAAGGAGGATGATTAACATGTGCAACGTATGTTGTTAGGTATATCGGGGGTACTACATGATACATAATTACCGCATTTTAGACAAATATCAATTACGTTACTCATCGAAAAATAAAAGGTGTTTTCTAGTGGGTTGTATTTTTGAATAGTATAGATAACAGTTGCATGATCTAGGTTGTGTGGTGTTTCTTCATCTTCGTCTTCAAAATAATCAATGAATAGTTGTTCGTTGTTGATAACATGTTCGTTGATAATATCGCAAATATCGACTTTGTATCTGATGATATTACACATTATTTGGTACGAGACAGTATCATAAAAACAAAAACTTTTTATGATATCACATAATTCTTTAGGTAAATTGGGATTGGATGGGTTGGATGGGTGTATATTGGTTATGGGTTTGTTGTTGAATTGGTTGATAAGAAATTGTTTGTATATGGATGATGGTGTGTATATGAATGACATAATGATTGTTTAGTATGTTGGGTTTTGTATTGTAATATGTATTATCTTTATAAATTATTTATATGTTTATAATAAATATATAAATACATACATAAATAAAATGGCTTCAGTTCCAGGATTTAATATTATTTCAGCAGATGGATCTTATAATTTTGTTTCTGATGTATCTGGTACATATAATATGTTACGATTAAAAACTGGAAATTTCACAATTGTACCAACACCAAATACAAATATAGCATTATATGATTTATTTTTAGTTGCGGGTGGTGCTAACGGGACAACAGCTGGAGGCAATGGAGGACAAGTAATTGATCTTTTAAATAATAATAATCCTTTTATAATAAATTCATCCTATTCATTTTTATTAACAGTAGGTGCTGGTACGCAAGATACTAGTAGTATTGTTATACCAAAAACATCACCATCTTTATCAGTTACTGCTATAGGTGGTGGTGGTGTAAGTGGTGGAACGTTTCCATCAGGACAGGGAAATACGGGTATAACAAATAGTTATACACAATTATATTATGGTGGTGGTGGAGGTGCTGGTGGTTATTCCGCTTCTTTAACTGGTGGTAGTGGTGGTTATGGTGGTGGTGGTGGTGGTGGTGGTGGTGGTTATTTTAGTAGCGGTGGTAGTGGTGGTAATGGTGGTGGTGTTAGCCTAGATTTATCAGGTGGTGGTGGTGGTTATTATAGCGGAGGAGGTGTTAGTCAATATGGAGGTGGTGGCGGTAGTTGTAATTATCGAACAGGTAATATTGGAGGGGGTGGTGGTAGTGGTGGTGGTGGTGGTGGTGGTGGTGGTCTTTATTTTGGTGGTGGTGGTGGTGGTGGTGGTGGTTACTATGGTGGCGGTGGTGGAGGTGGTGGTTATTATAGTGGTGTTCGTGGTGGTGGTGGTGGTGGTGGAGCAGGTGTTATTCTTTTAATATATAAAATAATACCCAATACATATTACTACATTAATAATTCAGGGTCATTGATTGATTTAAACACAGTATTTGCACCATATACTGCTGGTAGTATGGATGCTTCTGCTACTGGATTTCTAGTAAATAATTATGCGGGTATTACTGGGCAAACAGATTTAAATCAAATATTTGCAATTAATAATGGTAGTTCATATAGTAATCCTACAAATTATATAGTTGAAAATTATGCGGGTTTGGGACAACCACTCGATTTAAATCAAATATTTGCTCCTATCTAAATAACATATACTCAAACTGGAGCTACAGTATCTAGTTCTTCAACATACAACACTATTTTAACATTTGCTGGTACTAGTGGTACATTTCAAATTACTAGTAATACAAATGTGCAAATATATTGGCATTTGTGTTCATTGACAAAAAACGCCCAAACGGGTAAGCACGTCTATTGATTTTGCACTTTCTTATTTTTTTGTTCTATAAAATGGGCATTTTAAATGAGAAAAGATGTAATATATAAATAACGAATTAAATATATTCACGTTGTAATATACACCAATACATCCACATGAAAAAATACAATCAATTTGTTTGTTTGAGTGGGTTGCCTCGTTCTGGTTCCACGCTTTTATCCGCAATACTATCACAAAATCCACTTATTCACTCCGAAGGAAATTCCGCTGTCTGTCAATTAATGTGGGATATGCATGTATCATGTACAACTACTTCGAGAGAACAAATCACTGCAAACAACCGCGAATCCACTGTTACCGAATTAATTTCGTCCATTCCACAAATATACTACAAAAACATGGACGAAAATGAAAAAATAATTGTGGATAAATGTCGTTCTTGGACAATACCCGACAATGTGACACTTTTGAAAAAATACATTGACAAAGACATAAAGATTATTGTATTGGAACGTCCCATTTTAGAAATCGTCAATTCATTTTATAAATTATACAAAAAAAATAACATCGAAAAAAACTGCCATGAATTTTTGAATTTAAATAGCGAACCTATTATGCGTTCATTAAACGGGGTATTACATGCAAAAAAAAACAACCAAGATAATAGTTTTTTGTTTATTTCTTACAGTGAATTGGTTGAAAACCCGCACGAAACAATGAAAAAAATCTATGATTTTTGTAATTGGGAATATTTTGAACATGATTTTAACAATATTACACCAAAATACAAAGAAGACGATAGCAAATATAATTTACCGGGGTTTCATGATGTACATCCGACTATTGTGAAATCTGGTACAAAATTGAATAATACAATAGAAAAATGTGAATTATCACAGGAAGTTATAGATAAATGTGTTTTTATCGATAACAATATAAATAATATAAATAACAGGTTGAATCAATCATTACCATAGGATTGCATTACCACTTTGTCTTCTTCACACTAATTTTTGGACCCTGACCTCGCTTCTTCATATTATTCGGATCATATTTTTCTTCCTCATCATCCGATCCCATATCTTTGGATAATTCCCAGAATTCTTTTGATCCTAGTTTAAAGTCATTATGACTGTCCGCTTTGTACCAAAACACCTGGTCTTGTAATTTATTCGATTTTGCATTGTTGTTTATTACTAAACACTCATAATTTTCAGTGCATTGATCCATCACTTGACAAAATGATTCAAATGTTGGAAACATACCAGCATAATTATCGAAAATTCTGCGTCTATTTGCTATATAGGGTTCTCTCAAAATAAAAACATAATCTATGTTTGTTCGCAAAGAAGGTGGAATACCTAGCGGATATTGCATGGTAATAATCAACATGATCTTCCAATGTCTACCATTCATAAAAAGAAGGCGCATCATTTTATCTCTCGCCCATGTATTATCATATAAACAATCATCCAAAATTGCAAATGTTCTTGCGTCAATTGTGCTGCGTTTGAATGTCTCTATCTCTTTTTTAATTTGTTTCAAAATTGTTTTTTGACGTTTCAATATATTTTCAATGATTGCAGTATTGTATTCATTGTGAATAAATAATTTTGGTACCATTTTCCCATAGAAACCATTACCTTCTTCTGTTCCAGAAATGACACTACCTACTGGAATATCCTGATGATAATATAGCAAATCTTTTACTAAAAAACTTTTACCAGTGTCACGACGACCTATTAATACTACTACAGGACCTTTATTTTCATTAGGCTTAAAACTAATATTTTTCATGTCAAATTTTCTCAATTCTAGCGACATTATAAGATTATGTCTATTTATGTGATATAGATATGTCTATATACTTGATAAAAATTAATATTTTTGAAGTTACGCAAAAATAAATTGAATCAATGTTTAGAAGAATATTAGTTAAAATCAACTGTTTTTTTTATTATATTTACCTAATAATATGTCTAATAACAACATCACTGAGCCAAATGAGGAATTATTCAATATTAATTATCAAAAACGCAAAAATGTTGAACTATTTCAAAGTTTAGAAAAAATAGCCAATGTTTCTAAATTACAAAACTATATTCCTATTTATTCAAGATTTTTTTCATTGAATTTACAAAATTACAATAGCATAAATCTTAATAATAAATGGTTTATTAGTAATGTTTATTCGCTTTATGAGGACGAGGATGAAGATGATGATCAGGGTGACGAGGGTGACGAGGGTGAAGAGAGTGATGATATAAAAAGCGATGACGATGACATAACCGAAGATAATTATATAAATCAATGTTTGTACAATTGTAGAATTAAAAATGTAGTGAATCAAAAATCAAAAGACAAGGTTGTATTTATGAAATTTGCCCCATTATTGGATCCTATTAAATTTATGACAGGTAAATATCATATGATGGACAATAATAAATTATCAGAACAAACATATTTATATAACCTACCTTCTATTGAACCAGACGGTATCATTGATACACCAAACAACAACAACAACAACAACAACAACAACAACAACAACAACAACAACAAAGTACATTCGAAACTATTAAATATCAATAATTCAGCCTATGTTGATAGTTTTTTTGTATATTTGTCTAGTATATTGCTTCATAATACAAATTTTATACATGGTTTAGATTATTATGGATCTTTTTTAGGAATAAAAAAAAACTATACATTTAATATTTGCGACGATTTGGATTATTTGATGCAGTCGGATTATTTTAACAAAAATAAAAATGTATTGTTTGAAGTAGATGATGAAAATTATGATTACGAATCAAATAATCAATATTCTTCTAAAAATTTAAAAAAAATTGTTATTTGTGATCAATCCAATGATAATAATGAAAATATAATACTTGATGTCGCGGACATTAATAATACAATGCAAGAATTGGATGATATATTTTGTCATGATGGGTCTGATAATAGTAGTGGTGACAAAGGTGACAAAAGTGACAAAAGTGACGAATGCGAGATAGAGTTACAAGAAATTTCATTAGATAATAATACGACAAATTTACCATTTGAAAAAACAAATACATCTTTACGATCTTCATCTTCTTGTTCATCTAGAACATCCTATACATCTGATACATCTCATGCATCTGAAAAATCATTAAGCATTAAAATACATGATTTAATCGAAAACGATGATCGTGATAATCAATGTGAATCTTGCGATGCATATGATACATATGATACATATGATGAAAATCACGATTTAGTAAATGTTGATACCAACGACAACGACAACGACAACGACAACGACACAGAATATACATCATATGATAGCGACTCTGAATACATAGAAGCAAGAATACCCGAATTCCCAGTAGAATTAATATGCATGGAATCATGTGAAAATACATTTGATGATTTGATCGCTAGTAATGAATTATCCGAAGAAGAATGGCTTTCTGCGTTTATGCAAATAATAATGATTTTATTAACTTATCAAAAAACATTTTCATTTACACATAATGATTTACATACTAACAACGTTATGTATAATCACACTGATAAAAAATACGTTTATTATTGTTATAAAAACCAATACTACAAGGTTCCAACATTTGGTAGATTGTTTAAAATAATTGATTTTGGTAGAGCTATCTATAAATACAAAGGTAATTTATTTTGTAGTGATAGTTTTGAAAATGGTGGTGACGCTGCAACACAATATAATACAGAGCCTTATTTTAATAATAAAAAACCACGTATAGATCCAAATTACAGTTTTGATATATGTCGATTAGCATGTTCCATTTTTGATTATTTGGTGGAAGATATATCCAATGTAAAATATTTAGAAAATAATAATCCAATTGTTAAATTAGTAGTCGAATGGTGTTCTGATGATAAAGGAATCAATTTATTATATAAAACAAATGGTGAAGATAGATATCCTGAATTCAAATTATATAAAATGATTGCTCGTTGCTCACATAATCACACACCTGAAAATCAATTGTCACGTCCGGAATTTTCAAAATTTGTTGTTCCGTTTAATTCTATATCAAAAATGAAAGGAGTAGTTGAAAATTTAATCAATATTGATAAAATTCCACTATTGTCAAAATAAACATGTCAAAATAAACATATATAGATCTACAAATTACATTTAGTGGTATTTTAAGTAAAAACTAAAAATTTTATTTATATAAATATATTAAACAAAATTTATATAAATCATATTTATATTTCAATAATTAATTTTACAAATATATAGATATAGACTAATTCACCAACAATAATATATACACTGTGACATGACCTTTACATTTATAATCACGAGACATGTACGGTGTGAGAGAACGAATAAATATTGGAATCGTTGTATATCAACTATAAGAATATATTACCCAAAAAATAAAATTGTTGTAATAGACGATAATAGTAATTATGAATTTGTAGTTAAAATGTGTCAAGATGATAATGTTCAATATATACAATCCGAATATCCTGGAAGAGGTGAATATTTGGCCTATCATTATTATTATTATCATCCATGGACTACAAAAGCCGTTATGATTCACGATAGTATATTTTTTCATTCATGCATTCCATTTGGTAAAATAAATTTACCAGTTTGTCCTTTATGGCATTTTACTGCGGACACTGAAAATGTAGATAATTCGATGCGTATAATACAAGGTCTAAAAAATGGTGGTATAATAAGAAAAATGTTAAAAAATGACCAAACAATTAAGATTTTAGGTAAATCACCAGAATGGAATGGTTGCTTCGGTATTCAATCTATGATAACACACGACTGTTTGAAACATTTGCAAAATAAGTTTAATTTTTTGAATTTAGTAAATTATATACATAATAGAGCGGATCGATGTTGTTTTGAACGTATATTTGCGTGTATGATATATTCACAATACCCAGTTTTAAAGAAATGTCCATCCTTATTTGGAAGTATATTCAATTATTTAAATTTTGGGTATTCCTATGAAGAATATATAAATGATGTAAATAACCGAAATATAAATAAACCTCTTATAAAATGTTGGACCGGGAGGTAGAGAGAAACAATATAAATGTGTCTGTTTATTTATTGTTATACGTTTTTATTTTTTTAAACTTTTTTGATTTTCTTTTTATTTTTATATTCGATTTAATAGAATGCAGTGTTTTGTATCTTTTTTTAAATTTTTTATTTTTTTTACCACCATTGATTATACATGATGGACCATAATTATCATAATTATCATAATCATGATAACTACCGCATTTATTAATTGAGTAATTTTGAATTAATATTTCAAAAGTTTTTTTAAAAATTGTATTATCATTGTCTGTAGTATTGCTAATGATGAAATATTCATTTTTTAACAAATTTTCTATTAAATTACCCATTTCAGATCCTTTAATTATATTTTTGTATTGATAATTCAATTTATCTTGATTTTCTATAGTACTTACCTTTTCTATATATTCTTTTACCAAAATAGAAGGTTTAAACCATTCATCCATTTGATGAATAGTCGATATTTTATTTTCTAACACATAGTCCGGATTTTTTCTGTTAACTGCCCAACATATTATATTTATTATATTCATTGTTTTCATTATAAAATTTATTTTATTCTTTTCTTCTATTCTATTATCTATTTTAAACTTTTCTATTATACTATTCAACTCTATTATTAGAGAATTTCGAATATTATTAATAAACATTTTTTCATCTTTTGTTAAATATTTGTTTTTATTTATATCTTTTAAATCATCAATTTCTCCACAATCAATCATTTGTGTATTAATATTATTATATTTAGCATATTTAGGATAAACCAATACATTGTCTTGATGCATATCAAAATTAATTATACCAATAATCAAAAACAAATAAATAAATTGATAATAAACATGTGAATAAACTGCATTTATATTATTTATATTATTTTTTATAAAAAATTCAAAAGCAGTTTCACTATCTGCTATTTCATCCATTAAAATAACTCCTAATTTAAAAATAATTTGTCTATTATTATTCTTAAATATACCATTAATATAATATCTTAAACAATTTATAACATTTTCAATATTACTGTTTTTAGATTTCAATAATTCTAACAACTCTTTTGATTTTTCTAAATCATAAATATTATAATGAATAACAATAGGATAAATAGGATTAATTTTTTTGTTTTCTAATTCTTTATTTATATACATTTGATTATTAGCTTCATTAGTGAAATTACTTTCTATTTCTGTTGTTTTCGTTGTAACGTTAAGTGATTCTAAACAATTTTTCAAATTTATATTAATATCTGGAGTGAGAAGTGAAAGTTTCATAATATAAGATTTTGAATTTTCAATTGTTAATTTAAATATAAAAGATTTTAAACTAGATGTAGATACCAATTCTAATTGGGTTTTTGAATTGTTTAATAGTTCGAATAATTTATCATTATATTTTCTGGTTGTAAAAAAATTAGAAATCATATTTTTGGTACTGAAAAAAGGATCAACATATCTTTTTTTTTGATTGTCATCATGATCATCACCATCACGGTCCCGTTTTTTACTCATATTATAACGTATATTTATATATTATAATATAATAAAAATATTCACATATCTAAAACCCTGGTTGATCGGTGAATACTGCTTGATTACCGGTTGATCCCGTGACAGATCCACCATCCATATTTTTAATAACGGGAGATATTTGTTCTACCAAATAATATCCAATTATTACACTAAAATACACCAACAATGTGTCACGAATTAAAAATTTCAATGGTTTATTCTCTTTTTCGATAAACCGCATTTCCAAAAATTTAACAATCAAAAAAATAACGGATATAATTCCTGCAAAAATAAAAATATTGTCCATATTGCTAATATATTAAATAAAATTATATTCTAATTTTTTGTTTTACGCATTTACCCATTTATTCCAATACTTCAATATCCAAATCATTGATTAAATCCGGTAAATCCAATTCGATGGATGGCGGATCAATGTTATGAACATCCAAATTGGATAATTCTAACGATTCATCCAAAATTTTAAGTTTCGACAAAGGCGGATTTTCGTTTATATCATCGAAATCGCTATAACTATTGGTTTGATTTTCTATGCTATTATCTTGATTGTTACCTTGATTGTTACCCTGGTTATCATCCAATATAACATTTATTTTTTCCAATTCTTCACTAAATGACAATTTATTGCTTGGAATTGATGCGGATTCGGATGATGATGATGATGATAATGTCTCTGTTGTAGCAACTTCTCTCGTAATTGCGCCTGTATTCACACTGTCTTCAATAATTTCTTTTACATCTTTATTGGTTTCTGTTTCTTTATCCATAATCACTTCTTCTTTAATCTCTTCTGTAACTTGTTCTTCGATGGATTCATCCATATATGCTCTTAATATACTTTCAATAGGAATACTATCACGGATAGCATTTAATATGCTTTCTTGGATTAAAATCTCAAATTCGCGATTGTATTTCTGTTTTTGTAGTGGTGGAATATTCAACTCAAACAAATAGATTGATTTGTATAATTTCCTAGCAGTATGAACATAAACATTATGAATAAAATCATTTAATTTTGGAATAGTAATATCTATCTTTTTCTGCTTTTGACCAGCGCGCATAGCAGTTAATATTTTAAGTTGAATTATATGAACACATGTAATTAAATCTTCTAAATAATTACAACCACTTCTCTCTATAATGCGCTTTTTCTCTTGTTCTACAATTAAAGGATTCCATTGTGGGATTCGCCTGATTAGATTCTGAAATGTCATCAAATATTTATCCATTTCGTTGTTTTCTTTGCATAACTTTAACGATTCGTCAAATATAGATTGAAACCCTTCAGCAATTAAAGGGGTTAAAATTGTCAATATACGTGCTCCCCATTCATTTTTTGATTCATGAAGACTAGAAACGTTGAAATCATCCATTTTGTTTTATGTTTATGTTTTATGTTTATGTTTTATGTTTCTTTTTTCGTTATCCCTAGTTATTTACATAAATGAAATATTTTCTAAATTATATTCTGAACTCAAAAACATAAAATGTAATATAAATAACAAGAGTGTTTTTTCATTCCTAAATTCTTTACGTATTTTATTGAATGTAATTAAAAATTCGAATTTCTTTTCGTTATTCATTATATTTTTACTGCTTACAAGATTTCTCTCTATCAATGCGATCAAATCCAATGCATTGAATCCTTTTTCGTATAATTTTAATGAGAAATCCACATTCTTTTTTATTATACTCTCGTTTTTGGATTTAGGATTGATGGTCTTGCCATGTGAGGAAGCATCTAAATCAATTCCTAATCCATCCATATAGTTTTTTACCTCCTTTTGGAGAGAAACCAAATGACCAGTTTCTTCATTTATATTATGTAAATTAACTATGGAGTTTTTTATCATTAACTCTGGAACATATATTTCACAAAAACGTGACAAAATCGGTTTTAATAATTTATATTTATCTTCTATTACAATAAAAAATCTTGTCGAATGACTAAATAACTCGATGCATCGTCTTAATGCGGATTGAGCATCCATTGTCAATTTGTCAGCATTCAATAATATAACACTTTTGAAAATATCACCACCATTGGAGATTATATGTGTTTTTGCAAAAAACTTTAATTCTTCTCTTATAAATTTGATACCTTTTCCATGCGCACAATTAACATACATAACAAATGTTTTAATCTTTTCTTTATCGCCATTGTATATTGTATTTATAAAATGATTTACAATCGTTTTTTTACCAGTACCACAACCACCGTGAAAAATTATATTGGGTATTTTATGAATATTATTAAAATAATTCAATTTTTCAATAATACTTTCATGGCCTTCAATTGTAATATTTTTGTCTATTTCGTTCATATGCATATGATAATACTAATTACTAATATTAACAACAATAATAATACAAATACTAATAATACTAATAATACTATATTTATAATAATATAGTATCATTCATTTTATATTCTAATTTATACGTATTATTTTATGCAGAAGTCGTTAAACTATGAGTGTATGGATTTTGACGAAATGCGTCCAATAAATCAGGACTTATTCTTTCACAACCAATTTTACTTTCATCATACATTTGAGGTGTATTAAATTTACCGATTTGTTCTTTACCAGCAGGTAATGGGACTATAGAACTAGGGGTAAATAAACGATCATCATATCGATTCGCATCATCGCGATAAGTATTAACATTCATTTGTTGATTGAATATTTGGGTTCCACCTTGATTGGGTCTGTTGTAAATAGTTTGTGATTTAATATCATTATTTGTCTGTGCATAGGTTGAATCATAAATCATCATACCTTCATTTGTTGATAAACCACCAACGAATCCCATTGTAGAACAAGCTGTTGTATCTCTCTGCGTTAAATCAAGTGGAACATGGGTATTTACATAATGATTCGAATCTCTTTGATTATTAATATTTCCTCGTGGGGCATACAATGTTGTTTCTTTTACTGTTGTAGCAGTTTTATCATTTGAATTAATAACATAACTAGAAGGAACACTCGATCCACCATCACCATAAACACGAATATTATTGACTAATTCATCTTTTCTAGAAGGTCTTAAAACATCCATTAATGGTGCTACAACTGCACCGATTGCACCACTAAATCCACTGCGGAATGTATCAACTGGTTTTACACTTGAACGATTATTATTGTAATTTTTATAACTGCTATGTTCAGCATTTGTAACGGGACCTTGTCCCCTTGCTGATGCAACACCCAAATCACAAGTTTCACTAGGTTGTCTCTTGGATTGTTCAAATGCAGATGGGACATAACTTGTTTTTCTACTATCATTTCCTGGACCGACATAATCATTCTCACAATCTTCTCTCTTAATAATTCCCATTTCTTGAATAGGTCGTAACGTTTCACCTTTTTCTAAACCTGTGGTGGTTAACCATCTATCCTGTGTATTAATAAAAAATGTATCAGGTAGATTTTTTTCTACACGCCCAATCATACCCAAGTTTTTAATATAAGAATCAGCAGGACCTTCATGATTTATTAATTCATATTCAACTCGAGGATTTGTATCAACACGTAATTCATCGACTGTTTTTGGTAACCAAGAATTTCTTGCTTCCATACCAGAATTAAATCCACCACTACCTTGGGTACCGTATCCTTGACCTAAACCAGGTGCAACATATTCCGAATCAAATGGTTTTACATTGTTCATTTTCATTCCAGGATTTACACGGGATTGATAAAAATCACTATTATTGGGAGCACCGAAAGCCCAATTAATATTTTCTTCTGGTTTAAATAATGGTGCTTGTTCAATCTTTTTAATCATTTGCGAACCAGTACCAGACATGTTATCTAGAATAGTTTCTGCTAAATTCATATCATAAACATTTCCTTTTATTTTCCCTCCATAAAAGGGAATCATGTTATTATGTTTAAATTCTTCGGATTTTAAATAATTACCTGACATTGAATATACATTTTTAATATCAGAACCTACCTGTAATCCATTATTTACTCTATTTTCATAAACACTTTGATTGAAATATTTGTCAGAGGCCTCATTCGGATTTTGATATTGATAAACGTTATCTATTAATTGACTTTTATTGAGTGATGGATAATTTTGTGGTGGGATATCTGTGTTGGGTAAGTAATTGGACGTTACACCAAGATTGGTCGGAGATGCGCCCATAGTAGTGAAATTTTCGGTTGCTGGTTGTTGGTATTGATGTTGTCTTTGGTTTTGATAAGAAAATCCATTAGTTGAATCACCTTTTAATATTGATTTTAAGTTTTTTTTAGGTCCGCAATTTTTTGATGGTTGATTTGATATAATATACATACCACCTAATGCAACTAACGGTATGGCTATTTCCATTTATTTATATCAAGTATTTTATATTTTGTATATATAAATAATATATATTATTATAATATATATTGTTTTTATAGTTTTATTGTATTTTAATTTTGTCGGGATTTTGTTATATAACGATTGTAAAAATAATATATTAATTCATCTCTATCTAAATTATTCAATCTTTTGATGTGTAACAAAAATATAATAAAAGCATTTTCATAATCATCTGTTAGTAAATATTTTTCTATTGTTTCAACAATTGTAGAAATTTCTTCAATTGATTTACTTTCAATTATATCCATAATGTTTCTATATTGATAATATATAACATAGTATTTTTATATATTTTATGTATAGCCTTTTTATGGACATGGATAACCGGGTACAAAGTAATCTTTTTCTAAAATTCGAGTACTAACGTTATTTTGAAAAGGCAGACAAGTATTTTCCTGAGGATTTAAAGGCAAAACATACCAATCGACTTGCTCTAAATCTCTCGCGGTCCATGCCGGCATAATTGTTCTAGATTCTTCTGTGTATAAGTTGTTACAACTAGGATACTCTATTGGCTCATTATGTACATTGTATGTTTGATATTGATCTTTCACTAAACAATCTCTACTTAAAAAACGATTATTACTATTACCTTGATTTGCACCTAAACCTATTAATTCGCTTTCTAAATTGATTGAATTTGTGCGTAAATTTGCTCCCCATTTTTGAATTCTAATTTGTGGATCCTCCATATAACAAGGTTTTGAACCATTCCCTGGAACATTCAATATGTATCTTCCTGGATCAGTAGCTTGTTGTAACATTTTTTTTGTTCTGCATTCATCATAATTAATTCTAGTATTTGCCATATTTTTTTGGTAAAGTGTATTATTATTATTAGTATAATATATTATTTTTATTAAAAACAATTTGAATATTTATTGATTGATATTATATTGTGTTAGTAATCTTAACTGTTATTTATATCAAATTCTTTTTATAAATTAGATTATTACTACTGTCATGACAAAAACAATTTGTTTAAACATGATTGTGAAAAACGAATCACATATTATTGTCAAAACACTCAACAATTTATGTGAAAAAATAGATTTCAGTTATTGGGTTATATGCGACACTGGATCCACTGATAATACAAAGGAGTTAATCATCGATTTTTTCAAAGAAAAAAACATTCAGGGTGAATTAATTCAACATGAATGGAGAGATTTCGGTCATAATAGAACCCTCGCACTTGAATCAGCCTACAATAAAACGGATTTGCTTTTTATTTTTGATGCGGATGACGAAATTGTAGGGAATCTTGTTTTACCACATATATACGAACATGATGGTTATACATTTAATTTTGGTAATGATGTTGTTTATATTCGTCCGTTATTGATAAATAATCGCAAACGTTGGCGATTCGTTGGTGTATTGCATGAATATCTTGCATGTTCTGAAAATTCTACACCACATAAAAATATTGAAGGTGACTATTATATTGTTTCAGGAAGAAGTGGAAATCGAAGTCAAAATCCAAACAAATATTTTGATGATGCCAATATACTGAAAAAAGCGCACTATGATGTTCTGGAGAGCGATTATGGATTATCATGTCGTTATGCGTTTTATTGTGCTCAGAGTTACAAAGATTCAGGATATATGGATGAATCAATTGAGTGGTACAAAAAATGCTTGGATTTAAATATGTGGTTACAAGAAAAATATGTTAGTGCTTTTGCAATAGGTAATATGTACATGGCCAAAAACGACATGAAAAATGCGTTGAAGTATTGGTATAAAACAATTGAATATGACCCTGAACGTATTGAAGGTATCATCAACGCTATTAATTATTTAACAAAAGAAGGGGAACATCTTCTTGTAAATGCTCTTTATCATAGATTCAAAAACTACAGTAAAAAATTGGTTGAAAAACTTTTTATGGTTGATTTGTGCTATAAAGATCAACTTGAATATAATAACGTTGTCTCTGCTTTTTATGCCAACGACAAACAAAGCGGTTATGAATGTTGCAAAAAAATATTTTTGAATCGATTGGTACATGACAATCTAATGAAAGCCACAATTTCGAATTTCTTGTTTTATATAGATCTTTTTAATGAAGAAAAAGATACTATAAAAACTCGCTTATTTTATCTAATTGATGATATTATATGTGGTTTTGGTAAGAAAAACGAAGAAATCGAATCAAATATGATTACATGTTGGAACATATTATTTGATAAATGTAAGCATTTGTTGTGTGAGCCTAATTCACATTTTATTTCACATTTATCCAAAAAAAGTATGGAAAACTCATCAAAAGAAACTATAATGATTACATTTACTACATGTAAAAGGTTGGAACTATTTAAACAAACTGTTTATTCTATTTTAAATCATTGGTTGGATGTCAAGTCAATAGGTACATGGTTTTGTGTTGATGATAATTCGGATGATGATGACAGAAAACAAATGCAATCATTGTTTCCATGGATTCAATATTATATGAAAACAGGTCAAGAAAAAGGTCATAGAAATAGTATGAATATTATATGGAATAAATTAAACGAAGTGAAACCTAAATATTGGATACATATGGAAGATGATTTTCTTTTTCATCGGAAAATGAATTATATAGAAGAAGGTATCAAAGCATTGAACAGCAATGAATGTAGTAAAGAGAATGTGAAACAGGTTTTGTTTAATAGAAATTATGGAGAGATCATTGAACATTACAATTCGCGTGGTCATGTTTCGATATCAAATGATCTAGATGTAACTGGTGATATTGTAATGCATAAACACTGTGATGGTGTATTTAATTATATGAATTGCCACTACTGGCCTCATTATAGTTTCCGACCTTCGATAATTGATGCTAGTGTGATATTAAAATTAGGCAACTATGATTCTGAAAATCAATTTTTTGAAATGGATTACGCTAAAAAATGGAGCGAAAAAGGATATAAATCCGCTTTTTTCAATAAAATCACTTGTCGTCATATTGGCAGATTAACATCGGATAGAAATACAAAAACTGTTAAAAACGCGTATGATTTAAATAATGAACAGCAGTTTGTTAGTAAATCAAAAGAAGAAAGTGATTTAACGGAGAGAACGTATGGAATCGAAACTGTTGAAAACAACAATGCATTTATTAAAATAGTTAATTTGGAAAGACGCAGTGATAGAAAAAAAGATACAATGAAAAAACTGGTTGATTCAGGTATATCTAGTGAGGATTATGAATTTATTAAAGCTATTGATGGGGCGTTGTTGAAGCCTACAAGTGAATTAAAACATTTGTTTAGAAACAACGATTTCGGAAGTAGAAGAGGTGTTATAGGATGTGCTTTATCACATTATAATTTATGGAAACGATTGGTAAATGATTCACAACATGAATATTATGTTATCATGGAAGATGACTTTGTACTTTGTTCTAATTTTAAGAAACAACTTGAAGCCTTAAAATCAAATAATGATTTTGTCTTGAGAGAAGTATTGTTTTTAGGGTATCATATGTTTGAGAAAAATAGAAATTACAATGTTTATAACCTAGTTTCTGAATCGGTTGCTGTGGCTGAATTAAACAAAGATTTCTATATTGGTGGTACATTTATGTATTCAATCAACAAAACCGGTGCAAAAAAAATAATTGATTACATTGATAAGCATGGTATTAATCATGGCATTGACTATCAAATTAAGATAATTAGTGGATTACAATGTTTTGAATCTCAACCACAAAT